TGTAGCTGCCGGCGACGGTGACGGCCTCTTCCACGCCGGGTTCCCAGATTCGCAGCGTGTCGCCCGCGACGATGCCGGTCGGGTCTTTCACGGTGAGGCTGCTGATGCCGGCGTTCGCGGCGCCGGCCAGGGTGGTGACGACGTAGCCAGCCACGTAGGTCCAGGTGGTGTACACCTCGGCCTGGCCGGGTGGCGGCCCGAACTGCAGGGCGCCCCATTGCGGGGACAGCGGGGCGAGCGGAAACACGATCTGCCGGTCGCTTTCGATCCACACCCCGGTCAGGTCGGCGACGGCGGTCAGCGCATTGGGCAGGTACCCGTAGGACAGGGCAGTGAGCTGCTTGACCGGGTTGTCGGACGGATGCCATTTGAGGCGGCCCTGCCGGTCGGGGCGCAGTCGCCGATTCTCCGTCCTGGCGTGGGCGTGCAGCGGCTGGTTGCACTGGCCGATGGCCCAGTTGGTGGCGCGCAGCAGCATGTTGTACAGCTCGGCGTCCTGGTGGGCGGCATTGCTGTCGCCGGAGACCAAGTTCTGCAGGTCCAGGTACGTCGGGTACGCCTTGAACGTCGCGGTGGTGAGGTATGGAACGGTGGTCATCGCGATGCTGCCCACGGCGACCTCCCGGCGTTTCTGGTGCGGGGACTACTCGGCGCTCAGTGACCAGTGACCGTGAACGCATCCGACGTGCACGGCGTGGTCGGGGATGCCGTCGGGGAAGCAGCTGCCCGGGTCGGGGCAGAACTCGTCGCCTTCGGCCGGTTCGGTGTCCGGCTCGTCCGGGTCGGGGGCAGGAACGACATCGCCCTCCGGGGGCAACGCCGGGTCGCCTTCGTCAACGGGCACCGGATCCGGCTCGGGGGCGGGCGTGGCGGCCGCCATCGCGGCCTTCTTCGCAGGTGGCATGGTTACTCCTTCACGCAGTCGCCGCCGCAACGGGAGCAGCAGCGGAAGAACGAACCGAAACCGCAGTCCGGGCATCGGTATCCGCCTGCGACGCGACCGCCCAGGTCGGGTGTGAACCCACCGACCTGCAGCAGCGCGGCCGCGTCGCGCGGCGTCATCTCGTACATGCCGTCGGTCGAGCGGTACCGACGCCCGGACACGCCGTCAACCTCGCGTACCCGCCCATCCGGCGCACCGACTCGAACCATTGGAACCTCGCTCAGTTCGGGGTGACGTTGCCGGCGGTGCGGATGTTGGTGACGATCGCAGCGGCCTGGGCGGCCAGGTCGGCGGCCAGAATCGCGGCGTCGATGCGGTATGCCGAGATCGCCACGAACTGGTTGTTGACCGCGGTCGCGAGCGCGGCAACGTTCGCAGCGGACAGCCCGGTGTAGTACGTGTTGAGAGTGGCGAGGACCGCGGCGACGCCAGCACCGGTGAGCCGGTCACCGGTCGACACCACAGAGAGCCGGTTGGCGTCGGGCCAGGATTCGACCTGGAATCGTGCCTGCGGCCGGGGGGTGCCGTGCACGGTGTTGGGCATCGTGGGTCTCCTGAGGGGGGTTTGGAGTCGGGGATCGGGCCGGTTGCGCCCGTGGCTGCGCATCCGGCCCGATCCGTCGAAGGGGCCTTACGACAGGCCGAGGAGCAACCCCGACCACGCCGGGGCGTAGTGCACGAGGGTGCCGAACCAGTACGTGGACTGGTCCCAGGTCATCTGGATTTCCGGCCACTCGTAGGCCATGTAGTCCTGCACGTTGATGACCTCGGACGTGTTGCCGATCTCCGTGTTGGGAATCGGCAGAGTCCGGGAGCGGACCATCGAGGCGCCCAGCGGCATGTACGGGTGCACGGCCAGGTCCACCATCTTGCCAGTGACCTGGTTGGCGATGCCGTTGACAACCTCGCCGATGATGTGCCCGCCGGGGCCCTGGTCGAAGGCGATCCGGTAGTTGGAGCTGGTCGCCGAGCCCTTCAGGTAGTCGCCGAGCTTCTTGCGGATGACGCCGTCGACCCAGATCTCATCTGGGTCGGCGAGGCGCTTGTCGAGGTTGGCGCCGCCGCCGGGTTGGATGCTGGCGCCGTAGAGGGTGAGGAAGGCCTGCTGCCATGGGTCGTCGCTGGTGATCGCGGCGTTGACCCGCTTGACGTAGCCGGACTGGGCCGGGTCGGCCAGGACGGTGAGGAAGCCGTCGTAGCCCTGGGCGTTGGACGTAGAGTCGGCGCCGGGCATGGCGGCGCCGCCGCCGGCCGGGGTGGTGGTGATGGTGACGGTGTTGCCGACGAACGACTGGACGAACGTCTCGGTGCCGGTGCTGGTGCTGACGTACAGGTTGTAGCCCAGCGCACCGTTCGGCTCGGTGGCGACGGTGACGGTGAACTGGTTGGTCGAGCCGGACAGGGCGCCCGTGTTGACCTCGTTGGAGACGACGGATTCGCCGCCGCCGGCCCTGGCGGTGACCTTCACGAAGTAGGTTGCGGCGGCGACGGAGCCGCCGGTGGCCGAGGACGCGATGGAGATGACGGGCGCTGACACGGCGCCTGCGTAGCCCTTGCCGGCCGCGCCGCGCCCGTACAGCAGTGCCCGCTCTTCGGCGCCCATCGACGCCCACAGCAGGGCGGTCTGGGACAGCTGGCGGATGTTGGCGAAGCCCTGGCCGGCGAACTGCGCCTTCCAGGTGACGCTGTCGGACAGGCCCTGCTCGACGTAGCTGGCGGTCTTCGTGTCGCTCGCGTAGGTGATCTTGTTGGGGCGCCGGAGACCGGTCACACCGCCGAAGGTGTTGGTGACCGACTGCGAGTCGAAGAACGCCATCGCGTCGGCGATGCCGCCGGTACCGGAGTTGGTCCAGCCGGTGATGCGCCGGAACTCCCGCGCGTTGCCCTTGCCGGAGTTGTTGCGGGTCAGGCTGTTGCGCAGCGGGGTGACCCGCGGCACGATCAGCTTCGCGCCTTCCTCCAGGTCGTAGGGCACCAGGCCCGGCGAGCTGTTGGGGTTGGTGGTGGTCCAGTCCTTGCCCAGGTCGGCGAGCATCGTCTTGAGTGCGTCGAGGTCGCCGGCCATGCTGGTTGCGGCCTCGGCGGACAGGCCCTTGGTGATGGTGTCGAGCCGCTGGGCGATCTGGTCGGCCTGGCCGGTCTTGACGATGCCTTGCTCGGGAATGAACCGGTAGCTGCCGCTGGCGCTGCGCTGGTGGGACGCGTCGAGCGCGGCCTTGTACGCCTCGAAGCGCTCGGCGACGGCCGTGCCGTTGGGTGCGTCGGAGAACATCTCCGACGGTTTGGGTGCCACATACATGAGTACTTCTCCTGGGTCAGAGTGCCGCGATCTGGGCGCGCAGGGCGGCGGCCTTCTGCGTGTAGCCGGATGCGACGTTCGGGTCGGACGGGCGCAGTTCGCGGGCGGTGGCCTCGAACTGCATGGCCTGGGCGAGCAGGGCTTCCCGCTGCCCGGCCTTGGCGATGTCCTGCGTGGTGCGCGCGAGGACGGGGCCGCCCGGAACCGGTTGCGCCTTGACCTTCGCCAGCTCCGCTTCCAGCGCCTTCGAGCGCTCTACGAACGGGGCGGTGGCCTCTGCCACGGCTGCCTTGACCAGGGTTGCCAGGTCGGGGGTTTCCGGCGCCTGGGTGGCATCGGGGGTCTTTGGGGTGGGCGGCTCGGGGGCCGCCTTGGTGGTGTCGGGCTTCGCGTCCAGCTCGACGACGAGCGACGCGGATGCTTCCTCTTCGCTTTCGCAGCTGATGAACCAGCGCAGCGCGGACACGGCGTCGAGCAGGCAGGAGATCTGGTACGCGTCGCCGAGCTGGCCGGCGGCGAGGGTGTCGGCCTCGGACACGATGATCCGGGCGATGGCGGCGATGGCGGCCTGGGCGTCGGCGATGTCCTGGCTGGGTGCGGCCTTGTTGAGGTTGGCCACCCTCGGGCGCAGCTCATCGGCGGCGTCGGTGAACCGCTTGATCATCTCCGGATCGGCGCCGGTCTCTTCGGCGTCGGCGGCCTCGACCGGTTCCAGCTGACCGCCGGCCATCTTGCAAATGGCCATCTTCGCAGTCGGGTTACAGGGACGGTCCACATAGGACACTTCGACGATGTCACCGCCGACGATGCGACCGCCTGGCGCCGACGCATCCTTGATGACCTTGGCGTTCTTGATGCCGATCGAGTAGCCCTTGAGGACATCATCCTCGATCTTCTTGGCCGTGCTCGGATCAACGCACTTCGACTGCAGCCACCAGTCCTCACCAACAGCCTCAAGCTCGATGCCGACGCCAGCAGCGATCGGCTGATGCATCTCACGAATGTTGGCCCACTCGAACCAGTCGGGCATGGATGACTTCAGCCAGTCGCGGTCGCAGATCTGCTCGTCGAGGTCCAGGTCGGGGCCGGTCGCCTTGCCGTAAACGAGCAGGTTGCCGTCGATGTCGCGCTCAACCTTGACGATGTCCGCGGCGTACGCGTACGTGATGCCCATGGCTACTCCTCCGCGGTCGCGGTACTCAAGTCTTCGGTGGCTACAGACACGTCCCAGGCGGGGCCAATGGCGCAACGGCAGTCCGGATGCCCGGGCGGTGCGTCGTCGCCAGAGCTGAAGTACGCGCTGAGCAGAACCGGGCCGTCGCCCTCGTTCTCCGAGCAGATCCGGCACACCCGGTCGTCCAGCGCGGTCAGCCACTCCTTGGCCGGCACGCCGTTGTCGAGGTACCGCGCCAGGGTGGCCGCCGAGACGGCCCGGTTGGTTTCGGTGACGGCGACCATGTCGGCCCAGCGGGGATCGTCCAGGATGCCGGCCAGCTCGCCGGCGAGCCGATCCACCGACCAGCCCTCATCCAGTGCCTGCGCGAGCCGTTCGGCGAGGATGTCGAGGCGGTTGTCAGCGATCGAGGAGATGGTGACCTCAGCGCGGCTGAGCAGCGCAGCCAGTCCGTCGCCGCGCCCGTCGGCGCCGAGGATTTCCTGGGCGGCCTTCCAGTCGCCGGGGGTCCAGCCGGCCCAATCGATGGCGGTTCCGGCCTGCGCGACCAGCGTGGCGGCGGCGCGGTCGCCGATCAGGTAGCCCTCGGTGTAGATGGCCTGCAGAACGTCGCCCAGCACGGTGGTGATGTCGTAGTCCCGGGCGCCGAGCCAGCTGAACGCGTCAGCGTAGCCAGGATCGCTGCTGGCGGCTTTGCGGGCGGCCAGCCAGTCCTCAGCGAGCTGGGTTGTCGCTACGGCGCCAGTCAAAGCCTGGGAGAGCAGCGGGGCGTAGTGTCGCGCTACTTCCAGGTCCTTGTCCCAGCCCGGCCACGTCCGGCCGCCCGACACTTTTGGGCCGGCATCACTCGCCTTGGCGAACTCGGCGCGGTCCAGGTCGACGCCGGCCGCCGCGGCAGCGACCTTGTCAAGGTGTTCGAAGCGGAACGGTCGCCCGCCGGCCTTCGTCTTCTTGGCCCAGCGCCGGTACGCGGCCAGCTCGGCGGCCTTGGTGGTGTCGTCCTGGCCGGGCTTGCCCGGTGCTGGCTTGCCGCTGTCACCCTGGCCGCCGCTGTCGTCACCTTCAGCCACCGGCTGGGTGGGGCCGATCATCGTCCCGGCCGGCGCCTGCTCCGACGAGCCTTCCAGGAAGATCACGCCGCGCTGGGTGACGATCATCGGCATGTCGGCCTCAGGGAAGGCGTACCGGGGTCGACCGAGGTCATCACGGCGCTCATTGAGCGTCTTCGCGCCGGTGGCCATCCGCTTGCCTTCGATGTCGTCGGCGGCCGGGTCATCCTCGTCGTCCAGGCCGAGGAACTTGAACTCCAGCTCGGCCGGCGTCCGAAGATGGTTGCGCAGGATCCAGGTGATCAAACTCTCGACGTACCTGATGATCGGCCGGGTCTTGCGGTACTGGACGTTCTCCTGGCCCTCGTGGTAGCCGTCCGAGCCCAACCCCTTCGCCTCAGTGAAGCCGAGTTCCGGCAGGGTGGTGTCGAAATGCGCGGCCAGCAGCTTAATCAGGTGCAGGTCGTATTCGGGCTTGTAGCGCTCGGCGAGCGCATCGGAGCCGTGGGTCTTGGCGGCCTTCACGCCGGGCGGCAGGAAACGCGCCTCGTGCCGGGCAACAGTGTCGCCGCCGAGCGCGTCGTTCCATGCCCGCTCGTACTCCAGCAGCTGCTCCGGCGACCAGCCAAGCGTCTCGGGTGTCTCGTACAGTCCGGCGATGCTGGTGCCGGAGTCGTACTCCCGCTTCATCCACAGGTGCCGCTTCAGGTACAGATCGCCGTCATCAAGCGCCTGTTCCACCGACGAGTAGCCGTACGGGGTCCACACCCGGGCGACCCGGCGGGAGTAGATGAGCTGGTCGGCAGCGTACCCACCGGGGACGGACTGCTGCCCATCTTCGGTGGTGGCGACGTCGGCGGTGAACTCGCCGCGGGGGAAGCCGTACAGAATCTGCTGGTAGGCGGGGAACGGCGCGAGGGGCCGGCCGCCGCGCTCATCGAGCAGCGGCTTGATCGTGCTCCCGTCGATGATCTCCAGCGACCACAGGTCGCCGCCGAAGGTGTAGCGCGGGTAGATCGGCAGAGCGTCGAGGACGAAGACCTCTTCCAGCAGCATGCTCAGCCACTGGGCGAACTGGTAGCCGTTGGCCCGGTCCGGAGTGGCCAGGAACGCAGCGGCCCGCTCAATCTCGGGGCTGAGCCGATCGCGCAGTTTGCCTTCGACGTCGGCGCGGCCAGTGTCCGGCTCGGCGCCCTGCGCGGTCTCCACTGCCGACTGGGAGATCACCACATCCCAGTCCAGGCCGGTCATGTGATCCTTGCGGATCTCGATGCAGCGGCGGAACAGGCTGATGCCGTCGGCGGCGGAGCGCAGCAGCGGCCACGGGTGCAGCCGGTTGTTGGTGCCGGGCAGGTTCCACGAGACGGGGTACTGCCAGATGCGGGGCTCAGCGCGGCCCGTGTCGGTGCGCGGCGCGTCCAGCGCTGATGGGATCAGCGGGGTGCCGGGGCCGAACGGTGCGCTCGCCCAGCGGGGATCGCGGGGCAGCGGCAGAGCGGTGCCGGTCTGTTGGTTGGCTGCCTGGGTGAGGGCGCGCACCTGCTCGGTCATGTCGGTGACCTGGCCGCCGAGGCGACCCAAGTCCGGCATCGCCTTGAGGATCAGCCGGCTGGCCAGCGCGCGCAGGGGATTCGCCACAGCAGGCCCCCTCAGCGTCGTGCGGCCGCGTCGCGGTACCGGCCGATCCAGCCGCCCAGGTCGGCGCCGGCCGGGTTGTAGAACGCCAGCAGCAGCGCGTCGGCGTGGTCCGGGGACCGGCCGTGCAGCCGTTCCCGGATGTCGTCCTTGGATTCGACGCGGATGCGACCAGTGGTGTCGATGTCGTAGCGCGGTTCGAGCAGTTCGGCGATGGTGCGGTCGGCGTTGTCCATGCCGGACAGGTCCCAGGCGCGGTCTTGGGACAGCAGCCGGCCGACCTCCCACCACAGTTGAGCGCGCAGGTTGGCGTACTTCGTCGGCACAGACGCGGCGGTGGCGACGTTGACTTCGACGATGGAGGCGCGGTGCTCACCGCGACTGGCCCGGTTGCGCAGTTCCCCGCACAGCCCCCAGCCGATGCCGATGGAATCGATTTTCACCGTGGTGGCGCCCGTGGCTTCGATGGCGCGGATGACGAGCGGCGCCAGGGTTTCGGGCCGGTCGGAGCTGGACGTCCATTCGCGGCCGGCGCGCAGCCCGCGGCGCTCGCGGATGACGGTGAGGTCGCCGCCGCCGCCGACGTCCACCCCCAGCTCAACGGGTGCCAGCTCCGTCGGTGTGCGGGGGGTTTCGAGGTCGAGGCGACAGGCGGCGACGTCTTCGGCGCGGACCACGGCGTACGGGTCCTGGGAGGGGAATTCGCCGTCGACCTTGGAGATGTAGATCGGGTTGTCGGTGCCCCACTCCTGGGCCTTCTCGGCGACCCAGTTGCGGGAGATGAGCAGTTCGGCCAGCTCGTCGGGTACCGGCTCCCCGGTGAGGTTGGGGCTGTCCGCCGCGCTGATGCGGATCTTGTGCCAGGTGGAAGTGGGGTCGGAAACCTGGCGGAAGTGGCTGGCCGGATTGTCGGGGTTGCCGATGGCGAGAATGCGGCAGCCGTCGTTGGTGGTGAGCGCGTCGGCGGCGATCCACAACTGCTCGGGGATGCCGCAGGCCTCATCGAGGATGACCAGTACGCGCCGAGCGTGGATGCCCTGGAAGGCGGCTTCGTCGTGGTCGGCGGGCTTGCGTCCGAAGCCGACGAGTTCCCCGTCGAGCAGCCATTCGGTCTGGTTGACCCGGCCGACGAGTCCGGCGCGGCGGTGGATCTGGCGGATGTAGCGCCAGAGGATGGCGCGCACCTGGGCGTAGGTGGGTGCCGAGGTGACCACGAAGGCGTCGCCCGGCTCGTGCACGTCGAGCCACCAAGCGGCGACCCGGGAGGCGATGTGGCTCTTGCCAACGCCGTGACAGCTGCGGACGGCGACCCGGCGGTGGTCGAGCAGGGATCGCATGATCTCGCGCTGCTTGGACCAGGCGAACTCGCCGCAGCGGTCGGTGACCCAGGCGATCGGGTCGGCGCGGTACGTCTGGGCCCGTTCGGCGGCGGCACGCTGGTCGGCCTCGGCCTGGAATTCGCCGAGCAGGGCATTCCAGGCAACGGTGGTGAGGTCGACCATGGCGGCCTCCGGCTGCTGGTGATGCTGGTGGCGGCACTCACACAGCAGCCGGTTCCGCCACCCCCGGCGCGTCGTCGGTAGCGCAGCATTCCTCGCCCGCTACGACCAGGTCGCCGTCGGTATCACGGGCAACATGCATGTCGGCGAGCCGGGTGGCCCCGGCGTGGTCCTGGGCGCGCTGGCAGGGCGGGAAGTTGTCGCCGTGATGCTGACAGGTCCAGCCGCAGCGCTCACCCTGGACGACGTCAAGCTCAGCGCTCAGCTCTTCGGCGGTGGTGCGTGGCTGGTCGGGGTGCATCGATCACCGTCCCCGGGTACGCGAAGAGCCCGCGTCGCGGCGGGCCCTGGCTCCGGGCACACTTCACCCCGGCGCGTCGATCATGCGTTCTGACCTGGCAGTCTGTCAAGCGGCTCGCCGGTGTGCACCCGGGTCCAGACACCACTCGGCAGAACCAGAGCCGCCCCGGTGGCCTGGTACACCTCGGTCGCCCCATCCTCGGCGATCCGCACGAGCACGGCCGGCTCCCCGCGCGCCACAGCCTCCTGGCCGCGCTTCGCCCAGTCGTCCCAGGTCGGTTCCTCGCTCACGATGCCCTCCGCTCATTCTGACCAGGCAATCTGTCAGCTTTCTTGCTTGGCGTGTCATCGCCACCACGCAGGAGTCGGTATGCGCGCTCCCAATCCTCATCGGTCATGTGGCTCGTCTCGTCGATGAAAACCAATGAGCCATTTGCGATGATAGGACCGATTGGAACGGATCTGACGGGCGCGGCCGGATCACTCGGGATATTAAAGATCCAGCCCGTTTCTCGGTCACGTACCCGCGTCTCGAAGTGAATGCCGCCCCGCTCGCCGAATACCATCCCAACATCAACAATTTCCACGTCACGCAAGACCCTCGGTCGCTCGCTCTCACTCACGATGCCCTCCGCTCCCGCCGCGTGTCCGGGTGATGCATTTCCAAGTGTCCCAGAATGCGCGGCTCCAG